CAAGAGTGTCCACGGTCAAGCAAAACGGAATGTGGAAGGAGAATCAACTATCGTACCTTTTAAGGGAAAGGTAAAGTTCGTCGTGGATGGACTTACGGATGGATTACGGTCAGCACTATCCTACGCAGGTGCACGGAATCTTGAAGAGTTTATCCCAGAATATGTGGTCGTCACCAACGCAGGTATGGCGGAGGCAAAACCACACTTACTATAACCGGAGGAAATATGAGAAAGATTTCTATTATCTCATTTATGTTGGTTGCAGTACTTGGGTTTAAATCAGTAAAAGTAATATATGTACCAAATGGAAGTGTAATGTCGGAACCCACACCAATTGAGCAGTTTATGGCACGTATTGCGGCAATTGAAACGCCGGGTGGTGGGTACCACACAGTAAATAAATATGGAATGATGGGACGGTATCAGTTTAGTCCTACAACTATAGAAGTAGTAGGTATCAGAGCAACCAGACAACAGTTTTTACGGAATCGGGAGTTACAGGACACCGCAATGGTTCGTCTTATGGAGTTGAACGAACAGGAATTGTCTGGATATATTGAACGGTATGACGGTCGTACTGTTAAAGGAGTAAAGGTCACCCGTGCCGGAATTCTTGCAGGAGCACATTTTGCTGGTGCAAGTGGTGTTAAACAATTTTTAACAAATGACAATCATACGGGAACGGTAGATGGATTTGGTACATCTCTCCGTAAGTATATGTCTTATTTCAGTAATTTTAATTTACCCCCAATTAGAGGATAAAATGTTAGTATTTTTGGTAATATTATTGTCAGTTCTTTCTGGTGCGTTAGGATATGGATGTTGGAACCTACTAAAGAAAAATGAAGAACTAGAACAGGCAATAAATATGTTTTATGCTCGTACCAATGCAACGGTACGATATATGAGATTCCTTGATGAACGTCAAATGTTTGAAAAGGATGACGAAGTAGGAGAAGTATTCAAATTATTAGTTGAAACCGTAGATAAACTTTACGGTTTTGTTACGGAGATTCGTGATGGTGACACAACAGAGGAAGAAAAACAATAAAGTTTATTTTACAGAAGAGACTGAACAAGCTATTATTAAATACAACAAGTCGCTTGATGCAGACGAACGAGAGCAATTATTTAGAGAAAAAATATACGGACCTATTGATAAATTAGCAGAAAATGTTATCAATCGGTTTAAATTTCCATATATGGAGGGTACCTTCGATGAGGTCAAAGCGCAGGTAGTCTCCTTTCTTGTTATCAATCTTCATAAATTTACAGAAGATAAGGGTAAGGCGTTCTCGTACTTCAGCGTAATTGCAAAAAATTATCTTATACTACACAATAATAACTCGTACAAAGAAGAAAAGCGTGTATTATATTTTTCGGACCAAACAGAAGATTCATTTACTTTAGAAGAAATGTTAATTGTGGAGCCGGAAACACGGGATTCTACGGTAGACATGCGAGAATTTTTAAAGTTGTTGGTTGAGTACTGGGAGTTTAATCTTGAACGATTTTTTAAAAAGAAACGCGACCGTGAAATAGCAGCAGCAATAATAAAATTACTAGAAAGAATTGACAATATTGATAATTTCAACAAAAAAGCCCTGTATTTAATGGTTCGGGAAATGACTAATTATAAAACTGCCCATATCACAAAAGTTATCAACAAGATGCGTCCCCAAATTTTGAAGATGCTCGGAGAATTCAGACGGTACGGACATTTATCAGACCCTACAATGTATTTCCAGTATAAAAAATAAATCCTATCTATTTATAGTATAGGATTTTAGGAGGTATTATGGATATCAATTCCGAACTGTACGATGGGAAGAGTCTGGCCGACATTTTCTCAGAAATACACAAAAATACAGATAGTAAACGAGCACAAATCAACTCGTTTATAATGAAAATGGTCCAACTCATCCGTACTCCAGAAGACGCGGCTGTGATTGGACCTATTGTGCAAGGATTCTTGGAAGTGAACGTCAAAAACGACGAACACTTGGTCCGTGTTGCTCAAATTGCACAGCGTATAGTGTCAGTTGGTGTTAAATCTAACACTTCAATAGATGGATTGTTATCTGAATCAGAAAAAGAGGCATTACTGAGAGATATTAAAGTAGAAATTGAAGACCTCCAAGAAGAAGTAAAAGACTTAGACGATGTATTTGCGGAGAAATAAGTGACAATTACTGCATATGGGTTTGATATAAACCAAATAGGTACATCAGATTACTCAAGAGTCGCAACACGGCAACCTACTGGTACAAAAACTGGATTAGTAGTAGATATTATTGTTAATAATCAGCACGAGGAATACAATAAAGTCACTGGCGAAAACTATGGATACGCAAAAATAAAAATTTTACCATATGATGAAGGAAGTGGTAATATTGCACTAAATTGGATTCCCCCAAAAGATTTAAATATACTACAACTACCATTAATAGGAGAAGAAGTAGTTGTAGAGTTCTTAGGTGATGGACTAGTGTACTCTAGACCATTTAATAGACAACATAGTATAGGCAGTAATATATCACCTATAACAACTGCAGCATTTAGTTACGACCCAAATAAACAAAATACACCAGAAACAGATGCAGAATTAGAATTGGCTGGTGTTAGAAGAATTGATGATTCATTGCCCACAAAAAGTAGTAAGTTTATACCGAGAGTACAGCCAGTTAGTCCCGAAGAAGGTGATTTAATTATCCAAGGTAGATTTGGAAATGTAATAAGATTTGGTTCTAGTAGATTTATAGATGGTAACTCGTATCCATCACCCAACATACTTTTATCGGTTGGGATATCATCGGATTTGTCCACGCCAACTTCAACAGGAACAGAAACCACGCCCCAATCGCTGGTGTATGAAGATGTTGTAACAAACGCAGCAAGTATTTGGTTAGTGACCGACCAACTAGTACCGTTTCAACCCGCAACACTGAGAACACAAGCATCCAATAAAGCACATTTGAGAGACTCTCAGATAACACGAGGTAAGTATTATTACCAAGGTCCGCAGGTATTTATTGATTCCGACAGAGTGGTGATTAATAGTAAAAAGTCAGAAGTACAATTATTTGCCAAATCTGAGATAAATTTAAGTGCATTAGAAACGATTACTATTGCGTCAGAACGGTCTGTAAGTATATCGTCAAACGTAGACATCAAATTAAACGCATTACAGGAATCGTTTATTCGGGCAGAAACAAATATTGGTATAGTGGCCACAAAAGGCGATATATCAATTAATGCATTAAATGGAAATAACGTAATTTCAGGAAAACGGATATTTATAGGTTCGGCAGGTGACCCCACAGAACCAATCGTGTTGGGTGGTAGTCTGTCTTTATTTTTACAACAGTTGTTAGCAGTACTACAATTATTACCAACAGTTTATGTGCCGCAACCAAGTCCAACGGCAGTAGCAGCAGCAACTCAGATAACAACAACGTTGAGTCAATTATTTGCAGATGTAAGTAGGTTACAAGCAGCGTCATTTAATAGTACCAGTAATTTTACTGCTAAAGTAAATCAATCTACTGAACAAAATAACCTATGAAAATACCTACAAATTTATTACCTATAAATACAAATCAAATAAATCAACTTACCGGGGAAATAGAGAATACGATATCTACAGTTAGTTCTATAAATACCGACCGTATAGACAGCTTTAAAAATAGATTATCAACTTCAGTACCCTCAATATCCGCAGTAACCGCAAGTTTTACAAATTTATCCAGTGACCTTAAACAAAAATACGCTGAATTGGAAATAGCGCTACCAGATAGATTATTTCAGGGAACAGATGAACAGATACAGGCTAAATTACAACAGGCAGTAAATATATATGTAAATGGCCTACCACCCATCCCAGAAATTCCTACGGTTAGTTCTCTTTTACCTACGTTACCTAGGTTAGCCGTACCAAGATTATCATACGGACAAATAAAAGATTTTATAGAACGTAAAAAAGAAGAAATTAGGAGAGTACGACAAGAAGCATTTATAAAGTCACAGGAAGCTTTATTAGAAGAAACTAAAAATGCGTTTGCTTTTAGAGACAACACCAGAAGTGTGACGACAAAGTTGTCTACAATAATAAGAAAAGCACAAACATAGAGAGGATTATATGGACAAAGCATTATTCAAGGCATATATTAGAGAGTTAGTGAAAGAAATGGTAGAAGAAGAGGTAGGTAAAGTCTTACCGAAACTTTTACAAGAGGCGGTAGGCGAAATCAAGTCTCTACAAGAGACAACAAATACACCTCAGCCAATTAAATCAAAGTTTTCACGGTCACAATTAGCAGAACTGATGGGACTTGAACGACATGGTGATACTATAACTGCAACAACAAAAAACGTAGTTATGCCTACACCACCGGGGATAACAGAAGACAATCCTGCATTACAAGCCATAAATAAAGACTATTCTCAAATGATGAAAAAGATGGGATTGTCTAAATAAAAATGCCTGTATTTTCTAAGAAGTTTATCGGTGTTACTTTACCAATAAGACTGGGACAAACTGGAATGTTTGAACAGTCGTTGACTGTTATTGAACAAACTAGGTCAAATGTTAAGAATTTAATTTTAACTAAAAAGGGTGAAAGATTACCACCATCACAAAATCTTGGATGTGATATATGGAAAATAATTTTTGAACCACTAACACCAGAAATTTTTGAACAGGCCAGAAATAGTGTTGTGGAAGCATTTAGAGAATTTTTACCATATTTGGAATTGGTAGATTTTAATGTAGAACAACAACTACCAGATGAAAATCTAATTAGTATACAAATCGTTTACAGATTTTTAAATAATCCTAATGTAATTGATTCCGTAATAATTACGAATATAAATAATTTAGGGACTCAGTTGACTACGTTAGAGTCATCAGGTTCAATAACTACGCGACAAAAAAACGTAAGAGGTAGTGTCAGAGGAGTGGCACCAATGCCACCGAGTAGTTTAGGGTAATAAATTTAATTGGAGTAATAGATGTCATCAACCCAACCGATAAATACACAACCACAACCAAATGTACGGCAAATAAATTACATTGCCAAAACATTTACCGATTTTAGACAAAATCTTATAGAATTTACGAAATCATATTATCCAAATACCTATGCAGATTTTAATGAATCATCACCAGGTATGATGTTTATTGAAATGGCTGCGTATGTCGGTGATGTGCTGTCATTTTATATTGATAATCAATACAAAGAAAATTTACTCGCTTACGCAGAACAACCAGAAAATATCATAACCATTTCCCAGTTTCTAGGATACAAGCCAAAACTTACATCTCCCGCAACTACCATAGCAACTATATATCAACGTGTTCCTTCAATAATTACAACATCGGGTACATATATTCCTGATACCAAATATTTGTTAAAGATTCGTGCAGGAAGTACGTTTTCCTCTGACTCTCCATCGGTAATATTTAAATTAGTAGAAGATTTGGATTTTACAAAACTTACGAGTTCAGAATATATTATATCTCAAACTGACGGTGGTGGTAATGTTACAGAATTCGTGGTAAGTAAACAAGCACAGTTGGTTGCTAGCTTACCAAAAACTCTAACATTCAGTTTTGGAACGGCACAAAGGTTTAACACTATAGTATTACCAGATGAAAACGTAATAGGTGTTGACAGTGTAACAGATAGTAATGGTAATAAGTGGTATGAAGTTGATTATCTTGCACAAGATGTTGTAATGGACGATGCGGCAGTTGTTTCAAATAATGAAAGTGGTGAACTACCATCTGCACGTTTACGTCTGAAGAAAGTGCCAAGACGATTTGTCACTAGAATAACTAGAGATTTTAAGGTAGAGTTAATGTTTGGGTCTGGAACTGGCAACGAAGCTGAAGTTGATGAAATACTTGATTCAAGACAAATTGCTAATTCTCAATACGGTAATGTTACACAAAACATACTAGGAAATGTTGCAGTAAATAATGTGAACTTCTTAAATTCTAACGCATATGGAATTGCGCCGGCAAATACTACACTAACAGTAAACTACTCTGTCGGTGGCGGAATTGAAAGTAACGTACCATCAAATAGAATTAATAAGGTAAATAATATAATAACATATAATGATACGTCGGCATATGCAGCAAGTGAACTCGGTGCGTTTGATACGGCGTTGTCAAGTATATCAGTAATAAATAATTTTCCGGCCCTCGGTGGTTCAGACAGCGAACCATTAGACGAAATAAAACAAAATGCACTTGCATATTTTAATGCACAAAATCGTGTAGTTACAGTAGAAGATTATGCTGTACGTACTTACGCATTACCCGCAAAATATGGAAGAGTATCAAAAGCCTACGCAGTTAGAGATGAACAAATAAGCGTAATTCAATCAATCAATAATCCGTTATATGTTAACAATCCAGTCAGACCAAACGCAATAAACATATACACTCTTGGATATGATACCACTGGAAAATTAACAACATTAAATACTATAACAAAAAATAATTTAGCAAAGTACCTAGAACAATATAGAATGTTAACAGATGACATTAATATACTAGATGCATTTATAATTAACATCGGTGTAAATTTTAATGTTGCCGTACTACCCAATTATAACATTTATGAAGTACTAACAAGATGTATAGGAACAATATCTGATTTTTTCAATATTCAAAAGTGGAATATTGGTCAACCTATAATATTGTCTGATTTAACTGCAAAAATAAACATGGTAGACGGTGTACGTATTGTAAGAAACTTAGAAATATTTAACAAGTACCAATTTAAAGATGGCGCAAACTATCAAAATTATAGGTATTCAATACAAGATGCAACCGTAGATGGTGTTATTTACCCAAGTCTTGACCCAAGTATTTTTGAGTTAAAATATCCACAAACTGATATAATAGGAAACGCATCCCAATGAAAAAATTTCTTACGGCGAGTAAAGACGCTACTATATACAGGGCATATCCTAATAGTAATGCGGGGTTGGATGAAATACTAGAGATAGGTAAACTAATAAATGCAAATGTAAATGTTACCAGTTCAACTGCATATGCAAGTGGGTCCGCACGGTCGTTACTATATTTTGATTTACCAACAACAGCAAGTGTTTCACCAACAGCAAATTATTTTTTGAATTTACGTATAGCAAATGCGTCAAACGTAATAAGAAACCAAGAAGTATTGGTGTATCCGGTATCTCGTTCTTGGGTAGAAGGTAGTGGATATCTATATCAAAATGCAAGAAACGTTGAAGATGGAGTGTCTTGGGTAAGATTGAATGGATTTACATCCTGGAGTAATGCCGGTGGAGACTTAATAACCAGTTCTGTTTCGGGTAGTATATCATTGAGTACATACCCACTACCAGACTTACGTATTGATGTAACTAATATAGTTAGGCCGTATGTTAGTCAATCAATCCAAAATACATTCTATGGATTGGCGGTTCAGTTCCCCCGAGCGGACGAAACCAGTTCAATTAATCAAGGAAATATTAAAGTATTTTCAACACAAACGCACACAATATATCAACCTACACTAGAAATATCTTGGGATAATCAAACATTCAATACAGGAAGTCTATCTGGATTATCTTCGTTAGATGTTAAAATCGTTCCAAGTAACTTAAAGGAAGCTTATACAAAAGGAGATGTATCCAGAGTATCTCTTGTAGTTCGTGACCAATTTCCATTGAAATCATTTGATAGTACTCTCAGATACAAAAATAAATATTATTTACCAACATCATCATATTATTCTATTGTAGATACACAAAGTAATACAACAATTGTTGGATTTGATGATGCGTCAAAAATAAATACGGACACCAACGGTTCTTATATAGTACTGGATACCAATTCACTATATACGGGCAGATACTATACATTGTTGTTCAAGGTAATATTAGGAGACTACACGAGAGTAATAAGTACGGACACCTTATTTAAGGTTAATTAACTATGACAGATGAAATAATAGTAGTAAGTATAGAAAATCCGGATATACAAAGTGTGTCGGAAAAAACTGAGATTAGTTATACAATTTCTAATTTAGATATACTCAATCTACTTGGGTCGCAATCAAACGCAATACAAGTAGCAAACTCAAGTACATTTCAAGTAATTACAATAGCAGATGACGGGACGGAAACTACTACAGGTACCTCATACTACACTCCATTATATACAGAAAAAATTAAGTATGATGAGTGGCTGAACACAGTTAATAAAAATTTTAACGAACTTACATAATGGCAAATCAAAATAATTATAAAACTGACATAACCGAAGCCCAACAAAGTTTCATAAGATTTTCCGTATCCAGAATAGTAGAGACTCCTCAGGATGCGTTAATAGATATGGAAGTTCCGGCAGAATTTCCAAATAACTTATTGAATGCTACTGTTGAACTTGGGTTGTATAGTTTGGTTGATAATACACTAATTTTTTATAGAAATTTAAATAATATAGAACCATCTACATTTGTCACCAAGACATTACAATATGAAGATGGTTCTCAAAGAAAATTTGTTATAATTGATTTTACAAAATTTCGTGACGATACGTTTCCTATAGGTACATTTTCATTAACACTATCCTTCTTAGTTAATGAATTGGGTTCCGCTGAAGAACCAGTTTTAAAAGTAAGTAGAATTTCTCCATCACGCACGGAAGTAGAATTACTTATAACTGATACAGCACAGAAACAAAAAATGCTTAATTTAGTCACTCCAAAAATTACAGATGATTGGATTGATAAAGTTTTAAAGCAAATATTTAATCAACCAATTGAGGACGAATTACCACCAACAAGTCCTGCAAAAATTGATACAGAGTCAATACAATCCACATTAGGTACAACGGCTGTAAACTTGATAAATAAATATGGATTTGATGTTGATGAAAATGAACGACCCGGAGTATACACCGTTGCACAAACCGTACTAGACATTGCATATCCATTAGCAGTGGAAAAGGTGACGGAGTATTTACAGGAGGGAAACACGTTTATAGACAAAGAAACGCTACTATCTATCGTAAACGATGCACTAGACCAAGGGTTTGACGATGTATATTACGAAGCAGAAACCACACCAGAAAAATACAGATATAATATCATATGAGTGTATATAATATTCGAGAAAAGTTCGTATATAATCTTACTACCAGTAGTATAGACTACGTAAGAAACTATAACTTTAATACGGCCACAGTTACCAACATTCCTATGTTGTTGACAAATTTGGATGATACACTAGCTATGACTGTTGATATGACTACTACAGATAGTTGGTTACGTATTGTAGACCCACAAACAAATAAAGATTTACGATATCCAAGTGGTAACGTAGTTTTACAGCCATCTTCTAGTCAATTGGTATATGTTAAGTTGGATTTACCACCTGACATAGAATCACGACCTGAAACTGTAATATATCCATCAATAACATTTAATTTAACTTCGGGTAGTAGACTAATTGTGGTACCAGAAACAACACAAGGTAAACCACAGAATATAATAATAGCTCCGACAGATATTAATTTAAATATTGGTGAAACACAAGTGGTAACTATAAAAACATACGATGTAACAGGAAATGAAGAAGATGGTGGTCAAGTAGAGTGGAAAATAGAAAACATGAGTATTGCTCAACTAACATACGAAAGCACAAATGTAGATAGTTTAGATAGACGTAGAGTGAGAGGAATATCACCAGGTACAACACGGATTTTATATGACGCAAATGGAAAAACAGCACAAACTACAGTTACGGTTAGTACAACAATAACTCCTGGTAAAACACCGTCTAATATAGGTTCATGTGGTAAACAGTGTACAACGGACGAAGATTGCTCTGGCGAATGTAGTTATTGTGCAGGTGGAGTATGTAGTGATGGTAAAACTGGACTTTAATGAGACGTAAATATGAGTCATAGAATATTCGTAAATCAACTGAATGAAAGTTACAGAGCAATAACCCAAAATGCAAAAGGATTTGAATACGGGTTAGGAACTACTTCTACATTGAGTCCATCAGAACAACAGGAACTCAAAGTAGCAGAATTATATTACACTGCTGCAGATTTACGAGAAAAGAAAAGAAAGTTACAAATAGTACTGGATAGTTTCACTGACCCACGGTTTTTTGGTGACGGCGCTGTTAAAATTGACAAAGTTGAGAAATATATAAATGATTTACAACTGGAAGCCCAACGAATTGTAGCAAACAACAATTTTGAAAATTTAACAACTGCTGGTGTAGTTGGTGCCGCAGGGTTTGGTGCAACTGGGGCCGTAGCATTTAATTCTTCTTTAAACTTTGCAATAACTTCCGGTGGCACGACGGCCGCAGGTGGTGGTGGATTACTCTCATTCACAACGTCTGCAGCAGCAAAACTTATAGCAAGATACGCAGGACTTGCAGCAGTCGTCCTTGCAGGAATAAAACTTGCTGCACAACGTAGACAAGAAGGTAGAGAAGATAATGCTGCGCCATGGAAGATGACTCGTGCAGATTTTCCTAATATTACTGCACAAGCAATTCAAAATTCACCAACACGTCGGTCAATAGAACGTTTATACGATTCTAGAAACGAGATTGACCTTGCAACGAAAAGTAAACAGGTACCCACACAACAAGCAATTGCACTACTTGTCCGTGAATGCTTAGCAGATGCACTATTTTGTACATCTAATCCAAATGGAACTGCAACAACACCATCAAGTCATCCTGGTCCTGGAGGCAATGGTAATGCTGAAAAATGGATAAGTAAGGATGCACTTGCAAGACATTTTCCATTTACATTTGTTAACACGGGCGCAGATTTAAACGAACGTACATATGTTAATGCAGTTATATATCTTCAAAATTATATTACACTTATTGATAACGCATTAGAATTACAAGATTCATCCCTTTCAAGAACACCTGACCTAGAAACAGCAACAATAACTGTACCACTACGAGTTTCTCTGTCAACCGCAACCGTTGGTCTGTTTGATGCAATTAAGACTACGGCAAGAAATGTAATAGAAGAAAAAGTATTGACATTTTTTGATGAAACAAGAGAATTTAAAACAATATTGAACTTTGGTGATGATAGACAATATGTAGCACAATCTTGGAGAATAAGTCCCTCGGATGAAACAAAAAACAAAGTACAATTTAAATTATTAACTAGTTTAGAAACCACCATAGGTATAAATTCTCCTGCATACATCAGTAGAGAAGTAGCAAAATCTGTTATAGATACAGTTGAATTCCAGTTAGGTCCAGAACAAGACAATACATTATACTTACGGCCGATGGCCGCACCGAACAAATTTGGTACCACTGGAGCAAGTGTTAATAATGCAACGCTAACAAATTTACAACTATTAACTGGATTCCAAGGAGAACTGTCTAATAGTGTAATAACATACGAAGATAAAGTATTCCGTAAATGGTTAACAGCAGATTTCAAATCATCGGAACTTAATATAGATTTTTCTGACTATAAAAATTTCGTTAGTTTTGGGTCGGCACTAAAACGATTAGAAACATTCTCACAAAAATTAATAAAAATACAAGAACTAGATATACTTTCTAGCGGAAGTACAACAAGTGAAAATACAGGCGCATCACTTAAAGCTTTAGAAAAAGAAAATATCATTAGAAATTTTGACCCGTATGAGCAATTTTTGTACTTTGAGTCTGGGTCAGCAATTGCATATTCTGGTAGTGCTTACTACTCCGATGAAGGAACAGAATATAATGCAACAGGGTCTTGGCCAAAAGATGCAAACAATAAACCATATAGTCCATCACATCCCGTGGTGTCTAATTCGTGGTATCCGATACAATCTGCTATAGCAGAACGATATGATGAATTTAATCCGAATAAACTGTCGTCACAGTTACCTATCTATCTTCAAGAAGATACGGACTCACAAGAATTTATAGATTTGGTTGAAATGGTGGGTCACGTATTTGATAATATAAAAGTATACATAGACCAGTTCCCAAATATATATTCTACAAATCCATCGCCAACAGATGAATTGACGATGGACCAAGTATATGAAGTTGCAAAATCGTTTGGATTGAACTTACCAAACGCATATGGATTGGATAGATTACAGCAGTTTGTATTAGCATCGTCTGATGGTGATGGACGTTCTATGGTTGCCGAGACATGGAAACGTTTCTTACATAGTATGATTTTCTTGAATAAGATAAAGGGGTCAAAAAGTTCAACTGATACAATATTGAATCTATACGGTATAAATTCGCCAATCTTACAGGTAAAAGAAACTTCTTATGCAGATGCCGGTAACTATATACAATCCGATGAACTTACTTACGGACTTCAATTTAGTTCGTCTTTAAATAATCATATCAGACTTCCATTTGTTTCTTCATCAATTACTGCATCAACCATACAGATGCGATTTATTCCCACAACACGGAAAAGTAGTTCAATTGCAGTAGGAGACACACGATGGGCAATTGATATAGTACCGCACCCTTCCGCATCCAGTAGAACATATTATTTGACAAGCTCCATAAATAATATCTTTGGAGTAAATACCGCCAACAAGTTGGAATATGGTAGAATCCACGTAGTAAGTGGGTCAAATAGAACTATAGTAGCAACCAGTAGTTATTTTCCACTGTTTAGTGATGATTATACTAACATAATGTTACGAAGTCAGTCGGGTGATTTGACTATAGTACAGACTGATGGTGACCAGATTCTTTTTGAAGAATCTATGTCGGTAAATTTATCATCTCAGTGGAATTCAACCCAATTTTTATACATAGGCGGTGGCCCGGCATCAAGTTCAATTAATGCTGTAGCTCCAAGAAGTTCATGGACCGCAGGCGCGTTAAACACAAGCATAGCGTTCTTTTCAAGCAGTATTGATGGAAATGCTGGTACAAGATGGGACACCAATCAGTTCCAATCCGCAGGACTTATATATTCTGTAAATTTTAATCAGCAATTAACATTAGTTTCATTTACAATGGATACTACGGGCACACCGAATGACTATCCAGGAACATTTAGTATATCTTCTTCTTTGGATGGAACAACGTGGACACCGATAGATGTAATTTCTGGGTCAACAATTACAAGTTATAGTTTTGCAAGTCCAACATTAGCTTCACAACTACGGTTACGTATTGTTAACCCCAGAACCGGAAATTACTGGTCAATACACGAATTTAATGTTAGTGCAAGTATTTCCGCTAGTTCAATTAAACTTAGTGATTTTGATGGTATAGTAGACGAAGTACAAGTTTGGGGAGAAAATATATCAAGTGAAAATTTCTTACAACGAGTATACGACCCGGCTGCTTATTACGGAGCAACGTATACATCCTCATATAATAATCTTTATGTAAATTTATCCTTTAGTCAGCCATACTCATCAATAACACAGTCAGCATATAATGAAAGTCCATACAGTAATATTTCTATAGTTTCAAATCTGCCAGCAACAGGATTTTTAACATCGTCGTATCGTAGACTAAGCAGAACTATTAAGCAGTTTACTCCACTGGTAGGTACCACTATCTACACCGACAAAAAGGTACACGTTGCACCACCTCCGACGTTTGACTATAGATTCGTAGACACAAGTGGGTCTAAATTATTACATAAAGCATTTAGTATCAAATCAAATAATGAAAAGATATATACACAAGGTAAAAATGTAGTATCGTTTGCAGTATCTCCTACTGACTTTATAAATCAAACTATTATGAGGTCTATGGGTACTATTGATATAAATAATATAATCGGGAGTCCACGTTATATTGAAAATACGCAATATACTAATTTGAATGAAATAAATTACAAGTTTAAAGAGTATTTCAATAAAACGGTAAATCCAAATCAATATATAAGATTTTTCCAAAACTTAATACAATCGCCGACGGAGATAGCAAAGGCATCGGTCCCGGCAAGAACCAAACTAATAGAAGGTATCGTAATTGAATCTCCTATCATCAATAGAAATAAAACTTATTTACTTCGTTCCACTAAAGTAGATGGAACAGAAACAAAAGAATTAGCATCATACATTTCGGGCTCTGGTTCAATTGATATGGGGGCATACCCGTTCAGTGTAACATATGATATAGCAGCACAGAGAACGGTAACGTCTGATACATTACCATTATCTGGTACGCTGGACATGACCGGGGAAATCCGAGTTATACCAAGTACTAAATCCTCTTTACTGCCATCACATCGTCGGGTATTACAATACCTTAACACTTCATCAATGTTAGTAAACGACGGAGGGTTAGTAACTTCTTCAATATTTAACGAAGGTAGCAGTTTCAATTATTTGGAAGCCCCGAGACTTTATGCAAAACCATTAGAGCACTTAAATTCGCCATATCCAAGAAACGCATTCGTTGGAATACCAAGTTCGGGGTCCATCCCCGCAAGAATACCAAGCGAAGATAATACACTAGGACCATTGTATGTTATTCCACCACGGGCAGATTTCTCAGATGTTGGGACAACAACATACTTTCACAAGAGTAATGGAATTTATTCGTATGATATTTATACATTATATAAAACACCATACTTGGTAAAACTGGATACAGAACTATCATCTACGATTGACAGACTGTATGCAAAAATTACGTTACTGGACCCAGCAACTTTACCGGAGATTGCAAGACAAACCAGTACTATTTCTACAACCACGTACTTAGCAAACTCATCAGTTATCGGTACAATTAATATAGCAAATATTGCGTCTATATTAGGTATTACTGGTCCGGCTGGACTTAGAATACGGTTGTACAGAGACGCAACATCAGTTTCACAAGATTCAGGTAGAAGTTTCGCACAGGCCCCCGCAATAAATTCTGGTGTACTGTTTGATGCTGAATTAGACGGAATATCCGATGTGTTCCCATACACACTAATACAAACTATAAATTCAACGGTTTACTATGTAATAGATAATATCACGGGAACGGATATAAATACCCAAGTTCAAATACATTACTTTGCGTACGAACCTGCTAATTCAATACCATTAGGATATTTACCTCGTCATTATAAATTTAGTAGAGAAAATAACATAGGGTTAAAACGGAAGAATTACCTAGGCACAAAAGGTACTGACGAAATACCACCACCTGGATGTCCGTGGTCACCGTGTCCTCCGTTTAAGGTGGGTCCGTCTGGAGAATACACAATGAGAGCAACGGATACCAATAACAACATACCATCTACGGAAAATATTACGTTTGGTGGTGGCGGATTTTTGGGAATAGAATAATAAGTTGACGTAAACTTAAAATACTTTATACTTATAGTAGATGTACTTTACTCAGGAGATTAACAAATATGGGATATCTAGATAAATCCACAATCACGGTGGACGCTATTTTAACTAACCGTGGCCGTGAGCTACTTGCAAAAGGAACTGGAACTGGTAATTTTGAAATTACAAAATTTTCTGTAGCTGACGATGAAGTAGATTACGGTCTTTATAATACTGCGCATCCATTGGGTTCTAATTATTATGGGGCTATTATTGAAAATATGCCTGTATTAGAAGCAACTCCCGATGATACGCAAATTATGAGATACAAACTAGTAACGGTATCAGGAACCGATGCAGAAGGCACCGTGGTAATTCCACAAATTACAGGAATAGGGTATACATCACAAACTTTATACTATGCACCAGTAAGTGGTCAGCAAAAAGAATTGACAATTAGACCCGTAACAACATACGTAACCGGTGGTACGGGAACAGCCGAATCACTCGGTTACACTCTTACATTAGCAGACGCAAGTCTAGCAACAGTAGAAATAGTTACTCCATTAGCAGGTAAGTCTGTAGCAGGAGTAGTACCTGTAAATAACAGAGGTTCTATTGTTGCGTTAGGAACTGTATTCAAGTTGACATCAAAACAAAAGACTGGAACCACATCTGTTACAGTATATGGTGGCGCAACTGGTGCAGTATATAATTTTACACTATCAACTGTAGCTTAACTTCTAGGAATAACTTATGGCATACAAAATATTTACAGATTTTGAAGATGGTGATATATCGGAACTGACCGGAACGGAAGTTACTACAGGATTGTGGTCAAACGATACGGGAAGTTTATCCACCGTATTCAGTTCAAGCGTACAGATTGCAAACTCCGGCGAATATTATTACGATTTATATAACGGGTCAAATATAGCCACATCAGATATTCAATTCTCTGTTGCTTATGGTCATGTTGACGGCGGTGGTTCTCCACCATTATCTACACTAAATACATCAACATTGCCAACACAAGTTGTGTATGCACAATATAGAAATATATTGTTGGCAAAGGGAGTTGAAAAGTTTACATTTGGTACAGCAGAATCGGATGATATTTATGTAATTAATTTTCAACGTTCACGTTTAAAGCAGGCGTTAGACCCAGGTAATTGGCAGTTGGGATTGTCTGGTTCAAACGGTATTAGTACTTTCATTGATGATAGTGGATTAACAACCGCAGTGGTAGGTAACTTAGTTGCAAACAATGTGTATAATGTAAAATCAGGCTCATTAAATGTAACAAATACAGCATCAAATACGGTCTTCGGATTGGTATTCCCTGACTACGGAGTAATTGTATTAAACCCATCGGCAATAAGTTCTTCCGTAGGATTCAGTGGTTCTGTTGATTCACCTAATATGAGAAGTGGAACAAATTCACCGTTTGCACCTTATACTGGGTCAGCAGTTAGTACATATCAATATCAACATGAAGGTTTGGTACGGTCTATTTCTGGGTCAATGCGGGTAGGAAGTACATTCGTTGCTCGTTCAGCAGAAACAATCACATCTACTAACTACTTCGTCAGAGTAAAAAATACAGAATATAACTATTCAAACAATCCAACATATTACACAGGCTCAAATCCACAGCAAGTATTGGAACCATTTAGAGCAAAGCCAGTAACATACATAACTACAATTGGATTGTATAATGATGAAAATGAATTGTTGGCGGTAGCAAAGCTCAGTAGACCAATTCAAAAAAGCACAGATAAGGAAGCATTGATTCGCGTACGACTAGATTACTAAACCGTTAACAAAGGTGGAAATATATGACAAACCTTGTTACGGCATTTAAGTCGTTAGGACCAAATGAATATACCATAACAGAATTTCCTGCATATTCATCATTTAGATACACGTACATATCTGGGTCCAATAGTAATTCTAATGACGTACAAATTACATATGGCGTAGAATACGCAGGTAGTCTTAATGTTCGTGTTGAAAATTCAACGTATGAATGGTATGATTCGGTTATGCAAACGTTTTATTCTGCATTACCTTATACACAATATGGAATTAATTCCTCTTCATACCAACCCAGCGGGTCAGTGTTTATTGTCAGTGTTACACAAGATGTGTACGGAGAAGAAATTAAACCAGGTACATTGTCTATTTCGGTCGGGGCGTCCTCGTCATATGATGACGGTAAAGGAAATCTAATCATATCCCAATCAGGAACAGGCTCAACGATAGGTAGTATTTTTTACGATAAAGGAATAGCACTACTCAGACCCACAGAAAGTATAGTGAGTGGTGGTTTAACTAGAAACGGTATATGTATAGTTAGTGGAACCAATGTAGCAGTTAATTTTACATCATCAGTAAGATTATATGAACATTCTATTAAAGTTAAAATAAATCCAGCAGAATTTAATTTTTCTTTATATAATCCGACAGTAGAAAACACACCTTATACCGGGTCAACAAAAACACCGTTACAACAAATGGTAACACGTAGTATGTATCCACAAGATACAACTTATTTAGCACCATATATAACCGGAATAGGGTTATATAATGAACGTAACGAATTATTAGCAGTAGCAAAGGTTTCAAACCCAATTCAACGTACATTTGATAGTACGCAAACATTTATAATCAAATTTGATACCTAATGGTGGAGAATTAACATGGGATTGAAAGAAATATATGAAGCTGCCACAACACCAAACGGTACACTGAAAAAAATCGGTGACCAAGCATCTGGTACTGGAAATGTGTATGGTGTAGACTTCATGGACGGTGGCCCTCGTCCAACACCAACTAGCCAAGACCTATTTCAAGAAGAGTTTAAAAAGTATGCAGCAGGAGCAAATAAAAGTAGTGGTGCAAACCACACAGTACCAACTTCATATTCGCCATCCAGATGGAAAGATAAGGCACTGAAAATTGCATTTGAAAATGATGGTCCTACATCATTACCAAACGGGTATTACAATACTACAAGATTTCGTGTAGCAAGAGCAGGAGACACCACTGCCAACATACACAACTACATACCTGCAGCAAATTATGATGCAAGTTCAACCGGCGGATATATAAATAAATTTAGTGATGCAAGAAGTAGAAAAAACGCACGTCCAACTAGTCTATAAATAAAATAAAGAGGTTATTATGAAGCCACGTTCGGCTAAAAATAAAGGTAAACGGTTACAAAATGCAGTACGAGACATGATTTTAGAAAACTTCACACAGTTGGAACCAGATGATGTGGTTTCAACGCTGATGGGTGACAGTGGGACAGATATCAAGTTGTCACCTGCGGCGCGTAAGGTATTTCCCTACTCTCCAGAATGTAAGAACCAAGAAAAGATGAACATCTGGGCTTCTCTGGAACAAGCAGAAGGGAATACGAAAGACGGAACGACTCCCGTTCTTTTCTTTAAGAGAAATAATACACCAGTGTACGCGGTTATTCCCGCAGAACACTTCTTCCAATTGGTCAATAAAAAGACCGTTGAATAAAAAGAAAAACTTGACAACTTGACGAAGAGGGGTTAGATTCTATATTATGAATCTAATCTCTCTTTTGTCGCAAATATTAGGTGATTTTAAACAGTTTGGGAATGGTGAACACTATTTCCAATGTCCTTTCTGTCATAATCACAAGAGAAAATTTGCTATTAATATATTGAAGAATATGTTCCATTGTTGGCATTGTGGAGCCAAGGGACGTTCTTTAATAACACTATTTAAGAGACTGGATGTATCTCCGTCGCAGATGAAGGAACTGCGGTCACTCCTTTCCGATGACCAAGTACGGAATTATGTAGAAACTGCAGATGAAGTGACGGACTTGTATCTCCCGCCGGGATTCAAACCGTTATGGATTCCGACCAAGAGTATCCATTATAATCACGCTATTAGATACTTGAAGAATAGAGGAATCACGGGATATGACATTATTCGGTATCAGATGGGATATACGGTAGAAGGTCCATACGCCAATCGTATTATCATTCCGTCTTACGATGCGAACAACAAGTTGAACTATTTCATCGCCCGTAGTTTTTATGAAGATGGAATGAAATACAAAAATCCACCAGTCTCAAAGAACGTGGTGATGTTTGAGAATCAAATCAACTGGAAGATGCCGTTGGTTCTTTGTGAAGGGGTGTTTGATGCTATCGCCATTCGTCGGAACGCCGTACCCATTTTGGGTAAATTCATACCCAAAAAGTTGTTGAAGCAGATGGTCAAGAACAATGTCAAAGAAGTCTATGTTGTACTGGATAATGATGCACGAACTGAAGCAATGGAAATGGAACGTCAGTTGACCTCACACGGTATGCATGTGAAGTTGGTCAATCTTGACAAGAAAGACCCATCGGAGTTAGGTTTCAATGAAACGTGGAAGTGTATAGAAACAGGAGAATCCACTTCCCTTAAAGGCTATATCAGCGAAAGGTTACAACTTATATGAAGATTGAAGTCCCATTTAAGAAGTTACGAAAAATAGAACATACCGCAGATATCCACATCAGATTGTTTAAGCGTCACGACGAATATCGGGAAGCGTTTAATACATTCTACGAACAACTCCGTCAGAAAGATTTAACTGACGGGGTGATTGTCGTTGCAGGTGACATCCTCCACGCCAAGACCGATATGAGTCCAGAGATGGTGGAACTTGCGTCCGAGTTCCTCCGTAATCTTGCGGACATCGCTCCTACGTTCGTCATCGCAGGTAACCACGACCTCAATCTGTCCAATATGAACCGATTGGATAGTTTGACACCAATTATCAAGAATCTGAATCATCCCAATCTCCACTACTTCAAGCATTCTGGCATTTACGAAGTTGCTGATGTAGACTTTGCAGTGTTTTCTATCTTGGATGACCGTGAACAATGGCCCGATGTCCAAGACTGTCGGAAGAACGCACGAAAGATTGCATTATACCACGGACCAGTCCACGGCGCACAGACTGATATCAAGTACGTCATTACCAATCGTCACGTAAGTGTTGACACGTTTGCGGGATACGATATCGTATTACTCGGTGACATCCACAAGTATCAGATTCTCCAAGAAAGTAATCCCGTCATCGTCTATTCCTCATCACTTATTCAACAGAACCACGGAGAAACCCTACGGAATCACGGATGGTGTTCGTGGAATGTGGACGATTGTACGCATGTGTTCAATGAACTACCAAACGCATACGGATATTATACCCTTGAACTGGAAGAAGGGAAGATTGCGTTTCCAACGGATATGCCGAAGAATGTCAGACTTCGGTTGTTCACAGGGAACGCCGATACGTCACTTATTAAGAAAACCACCGCAGCACTACGGAAACGGTATAACATTATTGATTTGAGTATCAACAAGAACCGATTCAACCAAAATAAGATGACCGATAGAAAGGTCAATCATATTACCACAGACGTAACAAACGTCAATACGCAAAATACGCTGATTCAAGATTGGATTCAACGGAATCACGAAACCGTTGATGACGAGTTGATGAAGAAGATTATCAATGTCAACACGATGTTGAACGCACAAGTCAGTCACGACGACCAGTCACGGAATATCCACTGGCGTCCGTTGAAGTTCACGTTCTCCAATATGTTCTCGTATGGTGAGAATAACGAGATTGACTTTGAACATATGCACGGTATCCACGGCATCTTTGCCCAAAACGCAACTGGGAAGAGTTCGTCTATGGATGCGCTTATCTTCTGTCTCTACGATAAGACGCCACGTGCGTTCCGTGGTGACCATATTATGAACAATCGTCGGGACCAGTTTGAGTGTGAACTGAAGTTTGAAATCAACCAAGAGATTTACTATATTCGTCGGATGGGTACTCGTAGAAAGACGGGTGATGTCAAGGTAGACGTATCGTTCTGGAAGGAACATTCGGACGGTACCCATACTTCATTAAATGGTGAAGACCGTCGTGATACCAATGCCAACATCCGTAACTATGTCGGTAGTTACGAGGATTTCGTACTGACCACGTTGAGTAGTCAGACGGCAAACGCGTTATTCATTGACAAGTCACATTCCGAACGGAAGGACTTACTTATCCAGTTTATGGGATTAAACATCTTTGATAAGTTGTTTGATTCTGCAAATGAGGAAAGTAAGGAACTCACTGGTGCTTTGAAGAAGTTCAAGAAGATGGATTTCGGTCAACTGCTGTCCGATACTCAGACCAAGTTGGATACGACCAAGGTAGACCATTATAACTTGGAAGAAAAGATTAAAGAGTATAAGGAAGAACGAGATATTCTTGATGCTAAGTTAAAGGAACAACAAGACCAAAAACGTCCACTTCCTAATATTGAATTGGATATGGATAAGTTACAAGAAGCATTGGTGGATGTCAATAATCTGATTGGGATGTATAAAACTCGTAAATCGGAAGAAGAAAATAGACTTCAATCAATACAAAATATTATTAGAGAAAAGACAGAAGAATTAGTAGACGCAAATCTTCCAGAACTGCGTCACTCGGTTGAAGAGTACAACAGACTTTCTACTTTATTTAACAAGGGTGGTAGTGCATTAAAGTTGACTACCTCAAAAGTCACTGAAAAAGAAAAGTTCAAGACTAAACTGGAAAGTTACAAGTATAATCCAGATTGTAATGTCTGCGTAGAAAACAACAAGTCAATTATTGAAGATATGGAGACAGTTACCCACGAATTGATTAACTTGTGGGAACTTCAATCCAAGCAAAACGATGCGGTCAACGAAATCAAACAACAAATGGAACCGTTGGTTGATAAGGTTAACCTGTGTGCATACTATGAAAAGTTACAGAACGAAATTCAACAATTTCAAAAGAAAGCAAGTGGAATAGAACTGGAAATCCAGAAGTTGATTACCAGTATTGAAAAGTGCGACCGCAATCGGGAACAGATTGAGAAGGATATTGAATTACATAAGGTCAATGAAGAAAGTATCAAACATAATCTCATTATAGAGGGACGGATTCAGGGCGTCCTTAAAGATATTGCGGTCAACAAAAAGGAAGTTGATAAGTTAGAGAAGGCACTTCGGGAACTTCACGGTGAAATCAAGGTGTTGGAGGCAACCAAGACTGATATTATGAATCAAATCAAGGAAGCCGAAGAACTTGAAGATACCTATGAAGCCTACAAGTATTATATGGAAGCGGTATGTCGTGATGGTATTCCGTATGAGTTGATGTCCCGCGCCATTCCTGCAATTGAGTCAGAAATCAATAATATCTTGACCCAAATCGTAGAGTTTACTATTTCTCTTGAAGTGGACGGAAAGAACATCGTCGGTAAGTTGAACTACGACCACGAACGTATTTGGCCGTTGGAGAACTCATCGGGCATGGAACGGTTCATCAGTAGTCTCGCCATTCGAGTGGCTTTGTTGAACGCGTCCAACCTCCCGAAGCCGAACTTTATGATTATTGACGAAGGATTGGGGGTTTTGGACGCAGAAAACCTCAGTTCTATGGGTACGATGATGGGTATCCTGAAATCGCAGTTTGATTTTATCGTCCTTATCAGCCATTTAGACACGGCTCGGGATATGGTGGACAAGGTAATTGAAATCAAACGGGAGGACGGATTCTCGTATATTAACGTCTAACTCAACTATTTATATTGAGTTAGGACTTCAAACGAGAGT